TTACCATGGAAGCTTGTTGTTGTTAAGTGCTCGTTGCAAAGCTTTAACCATTTCAGACGTTGAGCTGATAATACCGTCTTGAGTTGTTCCCAAAGCTTTCTGCATTGCTTTGATCGTGTTCTTTCCGCACAATCCATCGATACCACCGTTGTAGTATCCTTTGGCTTTCAAGCCTTTCTGGATCACCCGAATCAAGTCAGATCCGATCAATGTAGTATCAAATTGAGCTGAATGCAAATTAGCATTACAAGCTTCTTTATATTGGTGGCTTACTTCACCATCTTTGTAGGTATCGTGATACTCTTGCAGACGTGTGGTTACTGCTGGACCCCACTTACCATCAACTGACAATTTGGTAAATTGCTCAACGATATTTGATGATGTATTACCAGATAGCAAGCTGTTCACTTTGTTTTGTACCTGAGTCACATCATACCCGGCAGCCTTCAACGCTTTGTTCCGTTGATCACCGTTCCCCCACAAGCCACTAATCACTTCTTTAGCAACTGTATCGATCGATTTACCACCAACTGTGATCGATGATTCTGCAGCAATACGATAAAACTGGTGTTGCAATCTTGTACTCATATAGATGTCGTTCGTATCTGTGTGAATGCCATCCCAGTAGTATGAACAGTGGATAAATTTATTGTTGGCCAAAAAGATACCCGTATGGCCACCCGAACCGCTTGATTGACCAGGAGTGCCTGCGATAAAGATATCGCCACGTTTGGCTTCACTTCTGCTGATTTGTTGCAGTTTAGATCCCGACATACCAAACAGTGTTTCTGTATTACCCATGGATCCCGATGGCAAGTAACCACCTGCTACCATAGCGAAAAATACAGATGAAGAACAATCGTAACTTTTAGGACCCATTCGGTTAGTCATAGAATAGGTTACCTTGCCTTCGCGGTCAGTCATCCATTTGATCATTTGTTCAATACTCATGATTATCTTCCTTTCTAAATAAAAAGAGCAGCCGATTGGCTACTCTTTCTTGTCTGTAAATTCTTGGCCAACACCGTAATCTGCAGCATCTTTGCTATCTAATGCTTGGGTTTCAGATTGACCATCACCATAATCGATTTTGATTTCAGTTACTTTAGGTTTTGGATTCTCGGTGCTATCTTGTAATTTTGTCAGTCTTTCTTTCACCCAGTTTGGAATTGGAATCCCCAATTGTCCAAGATTCTCAATGATCGAGATCCCATAAACTGCGATATAGAAAAAGACGAATGCCGTGGCAAACGTCTCAAGGTTCATGATTTTCAAGTACGGATAAGCAATGATCACTAAGCATACAACTAGCATATGCTTAACAATGCCAAGCAAACCTTTTGTGCTGTTGGCGTCCTTAATGAACACCCCTTTGCACAAACCTGTCACAATATCCCCAACTACTACCCACAAGAACAGCTGCACATATCCATTTGTCAGTAACCCCCGAAATTCATTTAGTAACATCCCGTTATCAATAATCACCATATTTACCACCTTTTCTAATTTTTAAACAAAGTTCAAGTTCCAAAAATTCTTTCATTCTAATTTCCCCCAACTGAACATATGCCACCTACTTTCCAAAATAAAAAGACAATCGATTTGTTTATCGACTGCCTTTATTAACTATTCTTTTTGATCGCTTAATGCACTGTCAATCAAATCCCAGATAGATTTCTCTATTTTGTCAAAGTAATCTTCGAACGGTATGACTAACATTTCCTGCTTTTCACCTTCACTTGAAATGTTTATATACCGAATAGTTACGTTATCATTTTCTGTAATAACAATATCTCGTAACTCTCGACGATTGAATATAACACTTTTCTTTACTTGAGTTGAGATTTCTCCTGCTTGATTAATATCTTGTCCCATGTTATCCCTCCTTATACCGTTGCTCCAGAAGCATCAACCCAAATTTTTGATGCAGGATATCTGCACCAAATAGGCTTTCCTATCGTGGTATCAAAATATTGTTGGCCTGCATATAAATTCGACGTTGGTCTATTCGCAGTAGAACCAGCTGAAACGATTGGTATTGTAGCAAACTCGTTATTTCCGACAAACTGACCAGTCTTTTCTGTAACAACATAACCTAAAGCATTTTTCCCTTTAGGATCATTCTCCAACAATAAATCACCGATATTATAAGCTAATTCATTTTGTGTTGAGGTACCGTCGCCTAATGTTCTTGGTCCGGATGAATCGAAATAGATTGCTTTATCAGGTGCTGCAATCCCCAAATCGCTAAGAGCGGTTCTTGTTCCAATAAACGGCATAAATTGGTTTCTTCTCATTGAAACACTTTGCCCGTTTTGATCAATGCGTGAACTTGGAATAGGAGAAGTTGTCTTAGATTTAGAGTATTTCATATTAGCGTTTGAGTAACCTTGCTGTGTGTACTTCACAATACCCAATTTTACTGAATTTTCTGTTGAACTTCCTGAATTATCTATTAAATATCCGGTTTTCCCGCTTGGCAATGTAGCCATCTCCAAGACGTGTAGTTGCTCAATGATTGTAGGCCCATTCGCTCGAATCACATAGGTGTCATTAATATCCAAATCATTATCTCCTTGCTGCCTATGGATTGCTAATGAAGTAATATTCACACCGAATAAATCTGTTTGAACAATATGTTTTGCCTTTGGTGATTCAGTACCGATATTAGCGACCATTCCTCGACCGCCAATATTAAAGATTGTTCCAGTCCCTTTGTCGCAACAAACAGTATCTAACGTACTATAAGCACAGTGGATATTGTATGGATCCTGACAAGATGGTGCATATATGAACCCGAAGGTATTTGATGTCCCGCTGTTAACGTTCAAAGCATTTTTCTTACATCTGATAACAAGATTTATAAAAGAACTTGAATAGCAAACGTCAAAGATTAATCCTCGACCAACGAGGTTTATCCCATTGATATGTTCGACATTCATTCGCTCGCATGCTTCGCCGGTAACCAGCATCGATTCTGGATTGGTCGATTGATTCTCAATCCATAAATTACTCAGCTGAATCCCCGTTGATTGTGTTCCAGGACTAAGAATATTTTCTCGTTCTTGTGTATGCAAAATCATTGCACTATCTACACCGCTAATGTTTGGACTATCAGAAACTAATGTATCATTTCCAATTTTTATCAACCTTGATTCATGCATATGAGTTCCACGAATATTTATCCCTTGGCCAAACCACCAATGATCATTATCTTCAACTCTCGTTTTCAAAATAAGCGGTTTGGAAAATACGAATCTCCCTTTAGGAAGTACCACAGTATGCAGTCTATTTTCGAACGCAAAATCTAGCCAGTCTTGTAATGCCTGATAATCGTCTGTGGTTCCATCTCCTTTTGCCCCGAACCAATAAGGATTAGCGCCGCGTTCCAAGAATTCGTTGTGCGTCCTAAGGACAAATGATTTATCGTTTTCAAACGAACGAAACTCAGAGCTTAAGCCGATTTGTTGGTCGAGCCTAGTGGGCAAGTCGGGATATGGAGCTTCAGCGTCCGCAGGTTTTCTCGAACGAATCAATTCACTTAAAACAACTCCACCTGGATCAACTGATTCAATTATTTCTTTGTTTTGTTCAACGAATTCTTCCCAGTCAGACTTTCCAGAAGCTATATATTCTTCGTATAATCTTTTTAAATCTTCAATTGTCCAAATGTATGTAGAACCATCACTAATGATCTGTCTGGTTCCATCACTAAATACATTTTTTGTGACCTCATAGGTGAAATCACGTGTAGTAAATTGTTGGACGAAGGTGTGATCATCCGTCATTTTTCGGAAACTAAAATAAGCCAGCTGCCTTCCTAATATTTGCCAATCTTGCGCTCGCATGGTGTATTCTAGTTTTCCGTTTTTCGGATCAGTCATTTCTTCCAGATTTAATTTTTGTTCGATAATGCCTAGTCCGTTTGTTTGTCCAATCTTCGCACAGAAGAAAACTTGTAGCCCCTCGTAGGATTTAGGGATCGCATCTTCTAAAATTTGCACAACAAGAGTTTGTGTTTCTTCATCTGCTTGCCTGATTTTTAGTAACCCAATGTTATTGTTGGGCTCACTTACGTTAAGTGTAATTGGGTATCTAACTGCCAAAGCTATCACTCCTTTTTTAAATTATATCAAACATATGAATTAATTCGGTGGAATAACGATAGATGAAATTCCGGCAGGGCTTGTGTACTGTCGATCGAATTTTCCTATAATCATTCCTTGTTCCGTATTTTGTTCATACGTTTGAATGCGCCCATTTTCTAATCCACGAATTACACCAGTGTGGCCATAGGTATCATCTACTGTTGGCCAGTTCGCCCATAAGGCTCCACGAGTGATATTAATGATTGCCCCCACTTGCAATTGCGCATATGTTGGGTTCTTGATCACAGTCCAGCCAACAGCTGCCCAATCATAGGCTATACCGATATCGCTAGCGGCCGACGTACTGCCTTGCCCTGTTAAATGACTCATGCCGTATTTTGTGCCGGCACCTAATCCACAGCCACCCATATAGCCAGAATACTCTGCGGATAATCCATAACATTGCCCATTGCCTACACGCTGTCCAAGCAAATCTTCTAAGTGTTCCAATCCACGATTTGATGTCACACCATCGAAAGGAATATAAGTTTTATCGATCAGTTGTAAGGCATCAGCTTTTTCATTACGGAAACGATTTTGAATCCCCTCTACATAAGCAGGTGCAACCATAGATGCTGCATTGGCCACGATGTAATCACAAACAGACGTAATAAACCCGGCGTCACTCCAATTACTAGCATATTGTTGGACGAAGCTCTTGAAAAAACCATTTGAAACGGCAGCTGGATACCAGTTTTGAATCGATGCCATTAAACTTAGTGTGCCTAGCAATTTCTGACCATCATTCATGTTTACACCCGTACTTGCTTCTAATGCCTCGATCGCTGGTTTCAGCTTGGTGCGGCAGAAATATTCTGCTTGAATACGGGTAAACTGCGTATCATTCGCCTGGCCATACGCTGCCCAAGAGTTGTTAAATTCTGTACTCCCTACGGATCCTGTTAGTGCAGCACGTGCGTCTGGATAGTATTGCGCCAGCCACGCTAAAAAGTTATCCATTTCATAAACTTGGGTAAACGAATATTTACCATAGTTCCAACCCGCACCATCATCTAATGGTGGATGATAATAGCCAGAACCACGATCACCCATTTCGTATTTTGCAGTTAACGCAAGGACTCTAACAAATACATCAGACAATGTTCCGCCTTCACCAGGACCAGGGCCGCCATTTTGACCAGGTATGACTTTTTGACCGTTGATTTTCAACTCACCACGTATATCCATATCGCCAGATAAAGTGATATTTCCGATAATTCTTATATCTGGATCAATCAGATAAATGCCTTTTCCATTCCCCAAGATTAGTCCGGTTCCTGTTTTGGCAGATAAGGCAATGTAATCATTATCCACATCACCCCGAATCATCAAGGCTTTTCCGTCCATTGAAACAGGTCCATCTTGATCCATCAAGTCGGGAAATGGTTCGCCAGCAGTACCAATAGTTCCTAATGACTTATCTCCACTCCAAAATTGCAATCCCTTCTTGGTTAGCTCCATGATTTTGAGATCACCATTCCATAGTTGCAACGTTCCAGATACCATTCGCAACAAATCACCCATACCGTTGAATGAGACTTCCATAATATCCGTACGAATTTTCCCAGCACGAATAAAGTCTGCATTCAAGGTACCGTCAATGCTCCATGCGTTAACAAAAGGCCCAAGCCAACCAGTTCGAGAAAATCCTAAACCTTGGTTGTTTATTGCAATTACATCCTTAGCGGTATCCCGTGAATCTGTATCCATATAGTAGGTTGTATGAGGTTTATTTTTTGGATATTGCAAAACACTTCCACCTTCAACACCATTAATCAGATTGGTTACGTAGTCCACAAATTCAGACATATAACCCTTCTTAGTCAAAGTTTTGATAGTTTCTTGCAATTCATAACTTTGCTTGGTGTAAAAAGCCATTTGAGCATCCCCAGAATAGATTTTCTTGTTCTTTTCTGTTAATGAATCATAGACAACGCTATTTATCTTCGTATCAATGTAAATATCGTAAAGTTTATGATATACAGAAAAAGTATCAAATAATCCATAGTTCCTAATTTTGGCAAACTCTTTCGCCTCTTCGGAATCAGTCAGGTTTTCAATTTCTAACTCAATGCTGATTTTGGGCTTATCAGATCCCACGTTGATAGATTTAAAGTAATTAGCAGCGACTCGATTCAAGCTTGCTAGGTCCTTTACCCCTTGCTCTTCTGTGAATTGAATATGCTTAGCATAGACATCTGGATAGTTTGTTGCTAAATCAGATAAAACTGCATTTCCATAAATGCGATTAGTCGTTCCGTCCTCACTGTTTTGGAGATCAGCGTATGGCAAAACTTTGGTTACAATACTGGACCAATCAAATTTGACCTTTAGACCAACTAGATCTTTCCCGTAGCGAACAGTCCCGACATTGTCACGGCCTCGCCTTCTCAGTAATGAGAGTTTAAACGGCTCCCGCTTGATCTCTCCACCCCAGTATTGCAACATGCTTCCTTGCTCACCAGCAATGCAACTCAATACATTACGGGCTTCAAAAACAGTGCTGGAAGTAGTTTGGATATCAGAATATAGTTTCACATCACTTGGTTCATCCATTCCATTTTCGATAGCTGCCATTGCTTCAGCGCCGTTTTTAGAATCGATTGCCACATGCTGTACTTCACGATTCCCGATTTTATAGGTTCGTGACTGGCCATAAATCAATATGGTGTTACTGATTGTATCTTCGTACGTATTCTTGATCTCAAAGATATGATAATCTTCCTGATCATTAGGCTTCGCTTTGATCTGATATCCGTTTTCAAAATACTTAGCAAATCGACTAATCAATGGATGCTCAATTTCAACTTCATATTTGCCATTTGCTTCTTCAGTTACATCACATCGAGTAGTATCAATCATGATGCCTAAGCCATTGTGACTAAAGTCTTTTTCGGTTGGATCATAAATTCTAGGTTTCAAATTTTTGTCCACCACCTTGGCATCAAATTAAATTCCTGTACGTTCCCTTGCCATCTAATTGTTGTGAAATCTACTGGTAGAATAGGGAAATCTATAAATTTCGTTTTGCTATCTTGGCTTTCAAGGACTCCATCAACAATGCGATAGGATTCTTCTAGCTGAGAATCAATGATTATTTCATTGCCAACATTGGTCAATTCGAATTCGTCATCATTGATCCAAAAAGAAATATCCCCCGAACCTAAAATTTGAATCTTAGGTTTCGAAGGATAGCGTTCAATGTTATGGATCTTTTTTTCATTATTCAACCATCTTAGACCAGTCCTTGACTGCTTAAATGGCCGCAAACTAATCGTGAATTCAAATGGTACCCAATCAGCATCCTTGTGTGTACCTGTAAATACAGGTGGACTAACTACGATTGCCTGATAAATGTAATGTGCATCAAAGCTGTAAGTGAAATCAGAGTAATTTGACATGTCTAACCAAGATCGTATTCGGTCTTCTAAATGCGGTACATGATCCAAACTTTCTGCTTTTGCAGTACATTGGATTTTCCATTCAACATTTTTGTAATAGGCGAAATCTACCACGACCGAATCATTTCCGGGTCTTGGTTTAAGCTCTATTACACGCCCCGCAGAGAGGCGTTGTGGTCTTGACCGCAAATAAGCGTTGAATTCTTCACTGTCCAAACCGTTAATCTTAAATTGCCCAGGTTTATATACCACCTAATACGCCTCCCTTTGGTGCATCTTCTCGATCTTTAAGTTCTTTGATAAATGTAACGAGTTTCTTGGCCATACCCATCAATTGCAGATCAGTTAGTTCGCCTAATGCTTGCAACGTAATATTGAAAATATCACCGGACTTGCCTTTGTGGTTTCCTGTAACGACATCTGAAAGTTCATCTTGGTTCGTAACAGTTGGCTTAATTTGATTCAGATCTACATTAGCCCCTAGACTGCTTGTATCAAGAGTAAGTTGATTTGCGGCATCCGTTAAGGCGTCTTGCATTGTATAGGCATCCTCTTCAATCCCTCCTGCAATTCCTCGAGGGATCCATTTACCAACTGCATCACGTCCCCACCTAGATGGCGAGTGAATGCCGAAGAATCCAAGAACATTATCCTTGAATCCACCAAAAACACCTTTGGCTGCATTCCAAAGTCCACTTGCAGCATTTGTTATACCTGATCCAATACCAGCAATAATATTAGACCCTACTTCAGCCCAATCAATATCGAAGAAAGCATCTTTAAGACTTGATATTAGATTGCCTCCTGTTTTTGCCAGAATTCCGATGTAACTCAAAAATCCGTCTATCAAAGCAACCATTATGTGTGGTATTGCTCCCACAATTGCAATAATGATCTGAGGCAAATTCTCTACCAACGCAATGAAAAGCATAACCCCCGCCTCAATCAATTGAGGAATTGCATCATTAAGAGCCGATATTACAGCGGTAATGATAAATGGGATAGCCTCTACGATAGCAGTGATAATCGTAGGTAGTTCAGCAACCAATGATATTAATAATTGAATTCCTGCATCAATAATCAAAGGAATAGATCCGATCAAGAAACTGACTAATGCCGTTATAATTGCTGGCAAGCTTTGTATCAGCATCGGTAATGCCGTCAGTAATCCTTGAGCTAGTCCAACAATCAATTGCAACGCTGCATCCAACAGCATAGGCAAGTTATTGATCAATCCTTGCACGATTGTTATCAATGCTTGAACTGCTGCAGGTATCAAGGTAGGTAAAGCTTGCGCGATACCTGTAACCAACGCTGTAATAATTTGCATGGCTACATCAATAAACAATGGTAGATTGTCAACAATCGTCTGCACAAGACTCAATAAAGCATCAATTACAACAGGAATCAATCCTGGTAGTAATGTTAACAATGTTTGCAATACTTGATTAAACAGATCTGTAACCGCGGATAGTAAAGTTGGCAATAAATCAGCTACCGCCGTGAGTAATCCATTCAAAAGTCCAGGTAAAGCAGATACAATATTTCCCAGAACGGGTGTAATATTTTTTACAACATAACCGAACTGTTCAACTAGGTTATCAACCAGTTTACCTACGTCAGCATCTGCATTCCCCATTCCAGCTAGGAGATTTTGCCACGCTGATCCCATACCAGCAAGTGATCCGCTGATAGTTTCTGTAGCTTCTAATGCAGTAGTTCCAGTAATACCCATTTCAGTTTGCATCACGTGGATGGCTTCTGTGACATCAGCAAAACTAGAAAGGTCATATTTAATGCCGGAAATCTTTTCAGCGTCGGCTAAGAGGCGTTTCATTTCTTCTTGAGTACCACCATAACCGAGTTTTAGGTTATCAAGCATGGTGTAGTTTTGCTTAGCGAAACCTTGGTAAGCATTTTGGATACTGCCTATGTCTGAACCCATTTTATTGGCGTTATCGGACATATCAGTTACAGCTTGATTCGCCACGTCTGCTGCTTTTGAGGTGTCTCCACCTAGTGATTGTAGCAAACTGGCACTAAAGCCTGTGACGGTTTCCATGTACTCATTTGCTGATAGCCCTGCTGTTAGAAATGCATCATCAGCGAATTGTTGCACCTTTTTAGATGCATCACCAAACAACGTATCTACCCCGCCTACAAGCTGTTCATAATCGGCATATGCAGATATAACCTTTTGACTTAGGCCGACTGCAGCCGCTCCTGCTACACCAGCTGCAACCGCCATACCAGTACCGATTACTTTCAGACCGCCGCCAATTTTGCTGAACATGGAGGTTGATTTTTCGGCTTTGCCTGTTATTTCGTCAATGGCATCATTTGCTTTTTGGTTATCAGCATCAATGGTCCCAAACATTTCAAAGACATTAAACGCCAAAGCCATCACCTCCCATGTCTTCTAGCATTGCTAATGCATTTTTAGCGGCTTTTTGAGCCTCTGTTTCTACCTGCTCTTTTGGTTTAGCACTTTCAATGATTTTTTGTTTAAAATCACCAAATGAATCAGTACGAAACGGATTAGATAGATAGATTTGCCACAGTTGATCATCAAATTCACCATCGAATAGCACGGATAGAAATTCGGGCAAGTCTTTCCACTTGATCGTGGACAACAAAAAAGAGACATCGTTATATCTTTTGAATAACGTGTCCCTAAACTTATGCATGCCACCATGATTTTGAATTAAAAGAGCAATTCTAACGCTTCTCGTAATTCCGGCTTTAAGAAAAAATCCTTCACCAGCAATCCGTAGGTTACAATATTGGTTTTTCCAATTTCATCAGTTGTTTTACCAGTCAAATCTGCTAAAAGGCCATTTAGTTCAGCTTTGATTTCACTAGAATGACTCATGATGAATTTTGCTGCCTTAGCTACTAAATCAAAGCTTTGAGCTGAGATATCTGATTGGATAGCTTTCACTTGTTCTGCAAGCGATTCTTGCTCACCCTCAGATTTTTTGCTAGCTACAAGTGCCAAGCCTTGCGCTTTTTGAGTTTGGATTTTGGCAGCATCTTTTTGTTTTAGGAAGTCAGTCACTAATTCAGTGACATTCAAAATTTGAACAATTTCGATCACTTTGAACAAATCATTGGCTTCGAGTTCACGCATGGAATACCCCAACAACCGTTCTTTGATTTTATTGTTCTTTTCAGCCGCTTTGACCTCAGCAGCTTTTTTCGCGGCTTCAATCTGTTCAACGCTTAATTGATCATTTGCTTCACTCATTTAGCTTTTTCCTCCTCTGGCGCACCATCTACTTTTTTTGTTGTTTCAACTGTCGCTTTTTTTGATCCATCGGCATCGATTGGTTTAATTAACACTTTTTTCAGTTTGTTATTCTCAGTAGATAATTCTTTGATTCGTTTTTTGTCTTCATTGGTATAAATATCACCTGACCAATATTTGACCCCTTTTTCAATAAATGGATAAACTACTTTATATTTCAAATGTACTCATCCTTTCTACGGCTCTAATTCAGGCTCTTTGGGCATTAGGATCTTGACTGGTAAGGAGGTAGTAGTCACATCGTCCATTGGCGTACGAGCAGCAAATGTCAGCGGATAAATCGCTTCTGCTTTGTCTTTCACTTCAAATTCCAATCCAGAAGTGCAGATAGCAAAATCCATGATGATAATAACTGGCTTATCCGATCCGCTAATTGTGCCGATATAACCAAGATTTTCAATGTAATCCGATTCTTCAATTTTCTGCTTAGGAGTGATCACATCGTATCCGGCTGGATATTCTGTTTCATCCGATTCTTCCACATCAGCAAAAAGGGCCATCTTGACGTTGTCACGTGTGTGTTCAATGACATTCACTTCAAAGGTTCCTTCGCTTGATTCGATCATGTCACCGCCTACTGGTGTGGTGAATACACCATCAACTTCCACTTGGCGTAGATTATTTTTAAGTGACAACTTAGATCCGCCGCTTGTAGCGCCCAGGAGATCATAGGTCCACTTTTTATCCGTAGCATCCCAGGTTAAGTTCCGAACTAACGCACCTGCATTTAAAAGGTAGCGCTTGGGTGTATCAGCAGTATAGCCGCTTTTAGGTAAAGTCTCGCTAGTAATTGCCATTCTAAATCCTCCAATCAAATTTGGCATAAAGCCTTATATTCCGACGTTGCAAAGTGTCTGATCCAGTTGGCACATCGTTGTCTGCGTCATACTGTATCTGCACCAAAAATTTATCAGTCACTTGATAAAAAGGCTCATTGTTAAATGATTCCATCATCGCTGATAATGCTTTTGCGATTGCTACGTCGCTCTTGTTGTTATCAAACAGATCAATATCAATAAAGAATCCTTGTCCTGCAAAGTGAGTCGGCTCACCAGTCAGAGAAAAGGTTTGATAAGGATACACAACATTTTTTTTTTTGTTCTTTAGGTAATGTGTTTCGGGGACAATCCTACTGAAAAGCCCCGTTAAATAGTTAATTACATCAATACGTTGGCTCATCAGCTAAATTCCTCCGAATATTTCTTTTGCTAACGCTTCTATTTGTGATTTGTTTTTACGAAAAGCTGGACGTAAATAGGGTTGGGGTTCTTGCCCCCAAGTGAAGAACCATTCCCCGCTTGGATCTTGATACACCCAACCACCTTTACGACCCATCCAATTTTCAGCAAATTCACCAGTGCCCATTTCTACATAAATGGCATACTCAACGTTTGTTCCTACATAACCGATCAATTCCGCCTCATCAACAACATAATCAATGGAATTCCTTAGTCTAGATGTATGAACAGCCGCTAATGCTACGGCTTGACCTTCAACTAGCATGCATGCTTGAAACAGCCATTGGATTGTTGCTTGTTTCAAAACTTCTTTGGCTTCATCGGAGTGATCAAGAAATTTCATCAAGCCCACCTCTTGCAATAAATCTCAAGGTGATCAGATAATTCCATTACATCATCGACATAGGTTATTTCGTATTCAATGCCTGATCTTGGGTTGAGGATGCGGTCGGTAGATAAGATTTCAAAGCTTGTGTCTTCCGTTAAAAACACATGACTAGACGTTGCCAGAAGGCTATTCTGATATGTCTGTTCATCAGAACCAGTGATCATATCCAACCAACCTAAAGGCTTGTATACCGTCTGCCATTCAACGATAGGCTGATTCAATTCATCTTTTTCACCAGTTTCCTGTTCACGTCTGATTTCAAAGGGAAACATCGAATCACCTACCATTTCAATAGCTTGTATTTGTTAATGAACGACATTAAAGCAGCTGGATAGCCATTGACTGACTCGCCGCTGTTCTGATCATAGTAAGTCTCAGACATTCGAGAAACAGTCTTGGATTTCAATCCAACTTTATCGCGCATTTTAGCATCATAGGTCAAAAGTTTTCTAACCCCTGACAATATATCTGCCGGATACTCAACTTTGGTCAAAAACGCATCTGGATCTGTCCCCGTGAACAATCTAGGGTTTCTTTCTAGATTAATAAGTTGCCCATCGATATTGCTCACAACATACAGACCATCGTTCCACTTACTACCTGAAACTTGAATAGTATCTTCTGCCCTAAGGCCTTGGATATCACCCAAGACAGCAATAGTTGTTTCATTTTCAAATCGTATTTGTTTAAAACGAACCTTCCGATTCTGAAAAGGATTATTAGTCAGCATTCGAATTGATTTTTCGATACCATCTAGATCCTCTTGCGTCGCATCAGGATAAATCTTCTTTGCATCTTCCAAGGATATGATCATAAGTCTGTCTCCTCTCTAAAGGAAAGAGGACAGCTTATTTGCCATCCTCTTTTTTTGCAGCAGCATCAGTTGTATCTTTCTTTGATTCTTTGACCTGCTTTTTCAATGCTTTGTTTTCAGCTTCCAATTTGGCAATTTGCTTTTCCAGATCAGCTGTATTGACTTCCTCAGGCTCTTCTTCAACGATGAAGCCTTTTTCTTTGAATCTAGAAATCAACCACGGATCATCAGTTTTGCCGATGCCATGTTGAAACATGACACCAAAAGATTCACCTGTATAGGATTTATTAGGCGCTTTGATTTGCATGATTTATCCTCCTATCTAACCTTCAAGTTACGCAACACGCCAGCTTTTCGTGTTTGCTTCAATGCTACACCAGCAACCATTTCTACTTCGCCTTTTTTAACTGCACCAGGCGTTGTGAAATTAGGCATATAGGCTGTAATACCAGCACTTCCAAGTGGTGTAACACCGTGGAAACCATCTAAACCTAATGATACGGCATATAGGTCAGTCAAGCCGCCAACTGTATCTTCGCCGATCGTGCGCTCAACGATTTCAACGATAGGATCCGTTTTCTTGGTAGAGGCATTGTAGAAATACCCTAAGTCGACCAATGGGATATTGTCATATCCGCCAACTTTGTTACCAAAAGCATCTTCAGTGCGTGTATAATAACCCGCTTGACGTGCAACAGACTGAATCATGTTGATCAATTTGTTATTTCCAAGCAACATTGTTGGTTTGCCATCTAATTCTGACAAGAAATCATCCAATGTTTCTAAAATTTTGTATTTAGTCATGGTTACATCTGTTAAGTCAGTCACTGCATCAGTTCCCAATTCTGTAGATGAACCTGTCAACATTTTGTCTAAACCATCAAAGCTATCCGCATCAACTGCAGAGTCACCGTTGATTGCAGTGTAGTGGAACAGGTTTGCAGCACCTTTAATTTTTTGTTCCATTTGGAAGGCTGATTCATTTAATTGACCAGATGTATTTTGAATCACACGGTCAACTTCATACGATCCGCCAAAGATTTTCAATTTAACAGATTTGTCTTGGCGATCTGCTTCATTTGGTGTGTACTCCGTATTGATTTTACGGAAGCCTGCAGTTGATGGTGTTTTCAATTGAGTGTATCCATAAACCAGTGTAGATCCACCAGTACCAGGGGATACAGCATCATCGAACGTCAACTGATCTAACAGAAATGAACTACGACGGAATTCGTCAATTGCTGATTGAATAATTTTGTCTTGCATAGTTGCTTTTGCTTGCTCTAATGTAACTGGCATAATGTATGCCCTCCCTTAATTAGTTTTGTTGTTCTTCCATTGTTTGTTCCATTGCTTCACGAATAGATGTAGGCTCATTTTTAGATTGATGACCGTCTCCCGGTTTTGCATCAATCCGTTGGAACCCGCCTAGTTTGTCCTTAGCAGCATCTTTATCTTTGTCATCAGACTTGGCTTGAAAGTAGTCAGGCATAGATTTTTGTAAATCTTTTACTCGACTATCTAGATCTTTGACCTTACCATCTTTGTCTAATTCCAAGGAACCTAGTTTAAATTTGGCATAGTCTAAATCCTTAGTACCAGCAGAACGTAGTGCAGATTCCACTTGGGAATCAATTTTCAGTTGGTTATTTTCAGTTTCAAGAGTTTGCGCCTTTGTTTTATAAGTATCAAGCTCTTTCTGGATATCCGGATTATCCTTTGTCTTGTCTTCTAAACTTTTGATTGTGTCCTTGGCTGTCTTCAAACTGTCAGAAAGATTGTTGTATTGATCCTTAGGAACAGCATTTTTGGGAAATTCTTGATCAATTTCCTTATTAGCTGCGTCTAAATCAACAGTGCCATCTTCCTTACGATGCTTTTCTAAAATACTTTTGATCCATTCCATGTTCTTTTCCTCCCATACCATTTATATAGCGGTCGGTTCCGCTTAGGATTTTCGGATATACTGCCGAATTCAGTGTGAATCAGTTTAGTGTCATGATTCAGGACAAAATAAAAAGACCCATTCAGGTCCTTAATCTTCTGATGACATAATTTCATCTAATTTACCGCTTTGGGCAAACTCGATTAGCTTTTCCAATGTCTGTATATCTACTGTGTGTTTTCCAATGATAAATGTTGGTTCAAATGGTTTGCCCGCTGTGACAGGATTGCCATTGATAGAAAATGTTTGTTTCTTTTCTATCATATCTGCCTTGACTAGACTCATTTCCCTTCCTCCCAACTCTTGTGAACCACTGTAGCGCCGTTCGTCGCATACCATTTGACTGATTGCTGCAGGTTGGGCAACGTGTGGCTGATCATAGCAATTTTCAAAGTCGATTCCGGTTCCTGTAAAGATTCGACAATTTCCACACTAACATGGTTGCTGTTCCATACAGGTTTGATCTCCGAAAGTGTGACATCGCCGTTTGAGTCTTTCAGTTCATTTTTAACAAAGTATCGACTATTTTCATCTTCAATAGCTTTTTTATACGCATTTGCAAGGCTTGTTGGAACTTTTAAAGTTAAAACCGCTTCATGAAAGTTCTTCATGCTTATTCCTCCCTCTTACTATTTATCCATTCTTGATAATTCTTATAAGCAGAAACTTTACCAGTTGCATTGTCACGCCGCAGTTTTGGCTCATAACCTTTAATCACATTGATTGTACGGCACCGACAGTTGCAATCCTCTCTAGCAATACCGAACATATGTGGCTGCAAAGTTTTCAAACCGCCAACTTCAAAATATTCATCGATTACTCGGATTTGACCATCCAATTTCCGATGATTATTACGTGTATCGCCGTCTAGTGTTGATACCCACTTTTTCTCAGCTTTTATTCCAAGTTCTTTGGCATGCTGTTGTGACTGCTGGCGAGTGACACTTGTGACACGCCCTGATTCCGTTCGAGCGATATTCATGGCTCTTCGATAATTGGCACCACCGATTTCAGCTATTTGAGCAGCCATTTTCTGAGTTGACCACCCTTTACTAAAACCCCTTGTAAGCACTCTGTTAAGGTTTTTCTTCATCTTGGAAGAATTCCCTTTTAGACGAGTTGAAAGCTTCCTGCCCGCAACCGGGGTATTGATTATGGTAGCTATTTGCTTATCGGTCAGCAAAGCAAAGGAAAGAGGTATTTCCTCACTCATTTCAAACTCATAAAAGAGTTCGTTATATGATGTACTAGCGTTGCGTTTTAAAAAATCGTACATAATTTTTCGCTGGTTTTCTTCAAGTTGATTGGCTTTGGCATACATTTGACTACGAATGAACTCAAGGAGCTCCTTTTGAAGCTTTTTACTAAAATTATCATCTTTTTCAATCTGATCATTCAGTTCAATGATTTCCTTTGTCATTTCGTTTGCCAACTCTTTATACAATGCTTGCAGCTCTTGATTGATATTTGATTCGGACTTATTGAGTAGAGATTCTATTTCCTTCTGGTACTTCGACATCAGGAATCACATCCTCTTCATAGTCTTGTTCATCCATCAGCTTCTTGATCTCTTCATAATCAAGATCAAAGACTTCGCAAATGTATTTGAGTACTGTTTCATCATCCAAGCGGACTGCAGCATTCAAGATATTGTCAATTTCGATTTGTTTGCGCTCTGCCTTGGTCTTCTCACGTTCCTCGACTTCTGTTTCATCGATCATAGTGTCACGAGTGATTATGATTTCAAGGTCAGATGTATCATAAGCAGTATTGTTACGTTGATTAATATCCGCAACGATCAGTTCAAGCATTTGTTTGATGATCTTACGCAATCGGATTTCTGCTTTATTACACTTTAGATCTAACAAGGTGTATCTGGACTGGATAACCACATTGGTCACATTGCCATCACCGACTTGCGAGGAATCAAATCCCATGCCGAATTTGTAGATACCCTCTTTATCAACCGTCAGTTTGGCTTTGCGGGCCTCCACTGGTATATTGACAGTATGGACATCAAGACCACCGGTATCACCAACACCAACTGCTCCACGCGATCGTAGGTTATTGATCAATTGTTCATAACCGTCACCATTAAAGCCTTTGACAGCAAAAAATGGCTGATCAAAGTCCTGTAAGTTATTGGACAATGCGCAAGCCATTAAATCGTAGTCATCTATCAGTGGTTTGATTGGATCTAAATCAGTAGTTTGGTATTTATTGTTGTCATACCGTAAAAAGGGAATAAAATCAGCAACGCCAAGCGCATTCCCAATCGATCGCCCATATGCTTCTTTGGTCTCAGGGTTCAATCTGGTGTCATGATACAAAGGATTGACCTCCACCTTAGGATCAAGCTTAAAGCTTTGTAAATAGCCGCCTTCGCTAATGAAGTACCAGACTTTCTCACTATCCCATAACTCCGAACGAGTGACACGAACCGTCTTGCCATCTTGGTAGATGTCGGTATCGTAATAGCGAATAATAGCAATCAAATTGTAATCTGCATCATAGATTTCAATTACTTTTAGACTATCAGCCACTTGGAAAGACAAGCGATCCTCACCTAGCTTTGTATAAACGAACTCATAGCCCTTTTGACTTCCCCCTTCGACTAATTCTTGCAGCATCAGCTGGAAGTCTTCGTCAATGTATTGATCAAGTAATTCTTGCAGTCCTTTTTGTTCCGTCTTGATTTCAACAGGATTTGACAACAAGTATTGGACCTTTTGATCAATAAGCTCTGTCAAATAGCCATGAGGTATTTTGATATTGCTTCTGGAAGTTTCTTCATGTACTTTGCCTTCATTGTCCATATAGAACAATCGGAAGTGTAAAATGTCATGTTTGTATTGGTAATAATCTACACCCTTACGCATTTTGCGCTTATAGCTTGCTGTGCGATCTGAATTCACTGCTTGTTGCACTGCAGATGCTAACGTCTTAGGTTCCTGAGATAAAAAATATTTTGGATCCAATGAAGAATCACTCCTTTCCTCTAATATAACCAGCCATCTGGTTTGAGTACCGTATAGCAGAAATACCTAACAGCATCCATAGCATGGTCATTTTGCTTGGTAGGTTTATCTTCCCCACGATTAACAGCCTTCACATCCCAAATATAGGCACTAAACTCTTTCAGAGTGTTAATACAATTCGGTGCGAAAGCTATTTTATCTTCATTCAAAAGAGAACCAACGAATCTTATTCCGTCAAGAACATCGTTATTGGCTTTTCTGATGAAGTATCCATATTTTCTTAATTCAGCAATAAAGGAAGCCGCTGATGGGTCAATGATGATTGCTTTTGTCTTTATGCCACCAAGAAACTCAACTAAATCAGCAGCAAACTCACTATCAGTTTTTTGTTTTTTCTTATCTCTACCAGAATAGTAGTATTCTTTGACACATACCCATTTTCCGTCTTTGCTTTTTTGCCACATTAAAAAGACAGTGGCATTTTGCGTACCATAGTCAACACTGACATAGGTTTCACCAGTCGCAAGGTCAATAAATTTTTGATATACATGTTTTGCTTGATCAAACATATCGTAAATAATACCTTCAGCGACCGTCCAAAGACCTAAAATATATCGTTGGTAGAATACGCCAGAATACATATTTCGATATCTTTGCTTTATTGTTTCATCCAAACTAAGGTTGTCATCCATGGTGAAATGGAGATATACCAGATTCTTTTCTTTGAGCTTATCGATCCAATTCAGTTTGAACCAATGATATGGACCATCTGGGTTGCAGTTAAACCAAAACTTGGAACCTTTCTCGGAACAACGCCCAGTCGCTTGGTTTACAAATGATTCTGGCATAAGCGCTACTTCATCGAAGAACATGCCAGCTAATGTAATACCTTGAATCAAGTCTTGCGATCGTTCATCTTTACCACCGAAAATATAGAAGTAATTGGTCTTACCTTTTTTTGTGACTTCTAACATATTGTCAGCACGATGGTCTTTGTAACGATAACCTCTCGATAGAAGCATTAGCTTTAGCCAAAAAAGCACGTTCCTTCTAAATGATCCGATAGTTTTACCAGCCATTCCAAGGTTTTTGCTGTCAAATGTTGACATAGCCCACATGACGTAAGACAAACACATTGAAATAGTCTTTCCAGAACGAATAGCCCCATCTGCAATGATTCCATCTTTATCTTTGACAGCAGACTTTTTAGTCCACCATGTAAGAATCATCTTCTGCTTTTTACTGAAAGGCTTGAACTTAAATACTGCCTGCTTTACTCTTCTGGCCATAGTTCTTCACCTTCAGATTCCAATGCTGCCATGAAACCATCGTCTTCCATATCAAACTCTTCACTGCCATCCTTATTCTTGGCACGCAGATTATCAATTTGAGCACTCATTAATTGTAATTTAAGTCTTCTTTCATCTTGCTCATCAGAAACAGCTATAAATTGCTTAATTAGATTAGACAACGTACCCATAGCCCTTGATTGAGCATTTAGGAAACTGGCTTGTTTATCCCAAGCATACTGAAACTGACGTGTGACCTTCGTTTGGACTGATTTGCCTGTTTCTTTATCAACAAACATCGGATTTACTTCCGCACTAACAACATCTTCTGTATGATCAAATTCACTTTGAACGTTCATGATTTTCTGCGATCGTATGATTGCGGTGTATTGGATCATAATATTGTTCCAAAGAATATCGCTTGGTTCAGAAGTATAAAGTTCTTGAATTATTTGGCGTGTATCATCGGGAAGCCAGTTGGCAAATAGTCCATGGCTAACAGCATTCTTATTGTCAGGTGGTGGCTTGCCTCCGGGATTACCCTTGGCATTTTGATTCCCACGCATTGAATCGTAACGCTCTTTTTCATTCGGAGCGCTCCGTTTCGCTTCGCCGTCCCATTTATCTTCAGATTTCCATTTACGGACAGTAGAAGCAGATACACCTAATTCTTCGGCAATATCTTTGAGAGGCTTCTGTTTATTTGATTCTATCCAAATACGATATGCTTCATCTCGCATTGGATTACGTTTTCTAGCCATCCATTCTCCACCACCTCACAATCTGTGTTTGTTTTGTAATTCTATTTAAAAAAAAGACCTCAGTTGAGGTCCTAGCTAATTAATAAAAATCCTTAAAAAAATTAATTATCTCTCGAGTATTTTTTATCCTAGCATCAGTATTCACATCACCTTTACCTGATGACTCTATTTCATCAAATTCTTTCTCAAATATTTTATTTACCTCGTCGTGATTATTTTCCGATGTTAAACTTTCGGACACAGAATAACTTGAAAGTTCATTTTTTAGTATTTGTAATCTGTACTTTTTCATTTCATTAATTACATCTAAGTCATTAGAAAAATATTTATTAAAATATTCAATGGTGTCTTTTACATTTTCTAGTCTTGATGAAGTTTCGGCTTGATTCCTAATTCCCATTATAAAAGTGTATTTTGTTATATCCTTGACTAATTTTTGATTATCTTTCTTCAACGTATCTATTGTTTTTTTGTTTAAAACTAACTGATACGTAACGACAAATACTGACAGTGTAAGCATTATACCTGCTATAGCTATCATGGAGTCAGACACAAAATTTGCATGCTCAATTTGCATTTTGAAAAAATCGGTTATTTCACTATTCAAGATTTCCACTCCTTTTCCTATATCATATCAAGAAACAGAGTGATAACCAATAAAAAAACAGTCCCGAAGGACTGCCTAGTAGGAAGTATCAAAGATCATGTGAGTAATCTAACTGACAACTCCCAAAGCCACTGGAGTGGTAATGCTCCACTCACGATTATTTCTCCAAGGCGTGTTCACTCAATAATCAAAGCCTTGCGTCTTTCACAGCACCAACCAAATAGGTTTACCCTTGCGAGTTGCGTCTTCTACTTCCGCCACAGTGACATAATAAAAAGACGGCTAGCGAATGAAGATAAGGAGTGTGTTCAACTCCATTCATAATAGATTTTTTGTCGCCGTCTTAGTTAAATACAGGGCGCTGGGAATAATTTTCAGAAAGGAGGTCTGCCAACGCATCTTAAAGGAGTGCGCCCTGTTATTTACAATAATTGATAATACTATCTTAATATGGATTATTGGCATTAAACCGCCATTATACCGCCAAAAAACCGCCATTTTTCAACGATAAGCGACAAGCTTGCCACGACGATAACTTTCAGCAAATTCAACCAATGCATCTGATTTCATTCGCTCAATTTGCCGTACTGAATAGCCCATCTCATCTGCGATCCTTAGATTAGAATACTGATCTTGTAAGCAGAAGCTATAATGAAGTATCTGTCTGCTTGTTAGCTTCAAAGCCATAAGTGCCACAATTATTGCATCTCTTTCTGTTTCTGCATCCAATCTTTGAATAAAAGCATCCTCAGACTTATTTCCATTACTAGGTGTTCTAGGCATATCAGTAATAATTGGTGAGCGGACATCGATCTTTGAACGACCTGCAATCCGCTCCAACCGACGGTAGTTCTTCAAAACATATCGTGCATTCTTTCTCGTTTGCGAGAAATCAACTTCTCTTAGTAATAGCATCATTGCTCAATCGCCCCTTTATTTGGTATAATGAAGTTACCTTGGCGGGGACAAAATCATTATTTTGGGGGCATTGGGCGATTGCTTAATGCTTTTTATTGTGCTTTACTTTCGATCTCTTTTAACTGCTCTTTGACGATCACTTCGATGATCAAAGCCATCTTGTTCCATAAAATAGCTTCCTCCATAATCTTGCTCCTTTTTGTCAGTAGCCTTCCCTATCACAACGCATAGAAACATAATCACAACAAAAGCCGTTGTACCTAGTACTGCAACTGTCATCTTCATCCCCCCGCTTCCATCGCATCTCGCACTAACGGATCATTAATAATAATCTTGTACTTCATCTGCTCATGCTGCAGTTGTTCTTGTAACTGCTCAATTTGCTTTTGTTGGTTGATTATTGTATAGGATGATGAAATAGCTAAAACAGACAAAACGAATATAAAACATGCTTTTATCATCATTTCTCTGACACCTCCATAAATTTGCTGATTACTTTTTTATTTATTTTGATATAATTTTCTTATCAGCGAGTGGTCCGCTGAAATAAATGAAAGGAGCACACCCATGTCTATTAATGTTTCATTAACTCAATTCTTAACATACACATCAAAAGTGAGTACAAGCGCCAAAATAAAGGCTGTGAGAGATATTAAAAATTCGCCTGGCTATCATCCATCGATTGATTATTGGAAGCCTTTAAGAGATGAGATTAAAAGGTTACACGAAAATAATCTACCAATTGAAAACTTGAATAATCTCTTACTCAGCATTAATGAGAAAAAAGTTAAAAATTACACCGGTGCCATAAATACCTACATTCAATTTATTAAAAAGAACGATGTAGCTTACTTCAAAACTGGTAAATCTTTTTGGAAACTTACTGATGATTTATTTGTAGGTGCCTCACCTGAATTAGGCCTTATAGTTAACGGTAAAAAACTTTACGTTAAGGTTTATTACAAGAAAAAATCTTCTGATGCAAAACTGACAAAACGTAACATACAATCATCACTCACATTAATGCAACTGGCAGAAAAAGATTTTCAAATGGAACCAGATTCGAATTTTGCTGTTCTAAATTTGCAAAATGGTAAAATTATCGAAGCTGGTCCATTGAAAAGTGAAGATGTTCTTGAACTAGAAGTTGATGCTCAAAACTTTGTAACAACTTGGAACCGGGTCTGATAGCACTACATTTCAGACAGCTCCCCTTGAATTTGAGCACAATTCTCACAAATAAAGATTCCATCTTCTAATTCTAGTTCGGCACTTGATTTGCACACTACACATTTTCGCTCCTTCTTACCGCAAGTACTTTGGAGCGAATTTTTCTTCCGATCTTGCTCCTTTTTTGAATCAGTTTCCATCTTATCCCTCCGTTCATGATATAATCGCCATAGGAGGCGATCGTATGAAATTTCATAATTATAATGATGCAGATAAAACTTACCTTGGTATAGCTGTAGCTTTTTTTATACTAGGACTAGGCTCAAAGTTCTATTGGATTCCAGCTGTTTTATTTTTATTAGTTGCTTTCCTAAAAGATTAGATACTTAGGTATCTTTTTTTCGTTATCGCTGACGATTGCGGAATTAATTTTATTACTCTATTCTCCAGCAAACTCCGTAATTTAAATCGCTTTTCAACGATATCAACACTTCTTTACAAGAAAGGTTGATAGCATGTTTTATAAGTTCCTGCTGATTCGATTTATTTCCGAATTGTTCAAAGTATTCTATTTTTCGTTTGACGGCTTCGATTCTGTCATCAATAATCTCAAATACTTCTGATTTTTCACTCACATTCATTCCTCGCTTTCTGCTATTTCGTCGGATAACTGACTTAGTAAAATGTAAAATATGTTACAATACCTAAAAGGGGGTATTGCTTTGGGAACTTTTTTAGCTTTTATTTGGTATATTTTTATAGGATTTATGCTTTATGGAATCATCAGATTGGCAGTTAAACACGGAATTTCAGATTCCAAAAAAAATAATTTATGATTCTGTTGCTACTCTTTTAGGGTAGTTTTTTTATTTCCACAATTTTGGTGGATAGTGGAATTAATCTCTTCCTTGCGACATAGCCATCAATGAGCCAACCAATGCATTAAACCCATTTTGAGAAAATTCCATAGTAATAATTTGGACTTTCCTTTTTCTTGTAGGAAAAGCACGAGCGGTCACTTGATAATTTCCACTCTCTAATTTTTCAACATCGATTACTTTTTCAATGTATCCGCTCTCTGGTAGTGCTGAGTTTTCTATTTTCATAATGATCCTCCTAGTTGGTAATTTCTTCCGATTGCTGACTAACGACCGCTAACGAATTTCCTCAGACTATGCAGACCTCTGCCACGTCTTTTCGATTTCCGATCAATCCAAGTACCAGTTGTTCCCCAATAATCAATCATGCCTTTTGGCGTATTGATCGCAAATTGATGATTATTTGGATAATGGGTAAACTCAAAACCCAAAGACTTGATATTTTTTATCGCTGAATCGCCCATGCGCTTAACATGCTGCTTTCTACGCTCTTTCAGGTAAGGCTTCGCATCTTTCCAGTATTCAACCATTTCTCCCATAAGGTGCCTTCTTTCTCCCGATTCTCAACTAACAAATTTCTGAGTTTCTAGCAGACTTCGTGGATTTTCTTAAGACTTACTACAGTCACATCGTTAAGATTTCGTTGTATTTCATCATCTTTTTCTTCAATACAGCTGAGGATCCTTACTCGTGCTGAATTCTTGTAGATACGACTTACTTGCGCTCTTATCTGACCTGAAAAAGGTCTTCCCGGAGTGCAGATGTAGCTTTCACCAACTTTTACAGATCCTTTTTCATGAACATTTGCTGATTCATATTCTCCAAAATCTTCGAATGGCGCTTTAATGCTTCTGCTTCTCATTGATGGTCCCTCCTAAAGTGGATTAATTTCAATTTCTGTTCGAGGATTGAAGCTGTATACTTTACGGCAGATGCTAACTGCTATCTGACCGTCGTCCTTGTACAAAATGCCGTTTACCGCATCCGTCACTGCTTTGAAATAATTATCAATGTCTGGCTTTTTATCGCAGTACATTGTCTCGTCCTGAAGCAAAGTCCTGTTTTTCTTTACTTTTGAGATATAAGCTGGTGGATATACGAAGAAGCAGACATCAACAATTACTGGTCCTTTTTCAATTAACAGCGGCCTTGTTGACATAGCATGGTATTTGACTGCATTTTTGTATGCTTTCATCGCTGATTCCTCATAGGGAGTCTTACGATGCTTGGTGAACCTCGGCCTTGATTGAGGCTTTGGTGTGATCGGTATGACGATTTTCAAGCAATCTGCTCCTTTCAATGCTTCGTTTTATTTAGATATAATGCTAGTTTTGCATCAAGCTCTGCTTGGCGCTCAGGTGATAACTGTTCTTCCCCCTGTTCGTTTACAGCCCAATCAGGTAGTTTTTCCTCACGTAGTAGCTTTTGATTATAGCCTTGTTTCTTAGCGCCTCTAGTTCGTTGATAATCCCTCGCTTGATCGATCGTTTTAACGTTAGCATCTGCCCATTCCTGCAAAGATGCCGTTAAAAAGCTAATAGCTCTATTCTTAGGGACGTCTTTACTCCCAGCAAGTTTAATGGCAGCTTCTACAAGTTCATCGCCATAGATATTCACCAGATTAAGCAGATCTTCAACCTGTACAACATTTGGAAAAAGCCATAATTTTTGGAAAGTTTCAAGGGACGCACTCTCGCCCGCAGTAGCATCTTCTTTTATTTCCTTTTCTTTACTTTCCTTTACTTTACTTTGTTGATTATTCCCCTGATTAACTGAGTTATTCCGCCCATTAATCGAGATATTCGACCGATTAACTTCATTTGTCAGCAAATACTTAAATTCAAGCTCAACTTTTTTACGTTCCTTAGTGGCTAGAATGTATCTGTTTTGAATTCCTTTAGAAGTTAATACGGAGTATTTATCAAAAATATCTTTATCAAAGAATTTTACTTGCACGGCTTTTCTAACCAGTTCTTCAACTGTGCCCTCCTTCGTACCAACTTCGTCAGCCACTAAGAACGCAAGGTCGTCATCCCACAAAACGTAATACCCCTCATCACGATAAATATTAGCCAGCAGGGCGACCAGTATATGAACGGCTTCTTTACCGCATGCTTTAATAATTCTTCGAACTTTTAAATCTGATAAAAAATCGACATCCAGAGGAAAATAATCAAGACCTTTCTTCGTTGGTCTTGCCACGCTTATTCCTCCTAATCAGAGGGAGTTTAACTCCCTCATTATTGGTTTAGTGGTGGATTTGATGTATCAAACAATGATTCTTGTCCTTCATCTGTTACCGGATCATCAACAACTTTTTCTGCTTCTTTAAGATCCTGTGGCATCGGCTCCATATCCGATAGATCAGTTTCTTCAATTAAATCGTTGTTTTCGTCCACTCGAAAGACTTTCTCATCTGAAGTGATTGCTGTTTGCATTTCAACTGAAAGTAATCCCCATTTTGATAAAAGATTTCGCAGTACAGTCTTAATGGCCATTGAATCGTAATTATCAACCCATGCCCCGCTTAATTTCTCTTTGTCCTTATTTTTTGAATTCTTAATACGATGACTCTCAATTTCTTGCTTGGTCCAGTAAACTGTCTTTTTAAAGCCGTTCAGTAATTCAAAGAATCCTACATAACCTATAACTTCATCGGATACCTTACCTTTATAATCAAAGGTAAATTCTTCGGTCAGCGGATTCCAGTCAATTAGTTGACCTTCATAAATTGCCAAAGCATTCAATGCTTTGTATTGCCCACTTCTTTGTGCTAGCTGAATATATCCTTTGTATCCAAGAATGAATTGGGCTTCGTTGTGCGTGATCCAATTCTTACCTTTTTTCTCATATCGATTAAACGGAACTACATATGCATAACCAAGGTTCTTATCAATCGGCAGGTCCATAGTAGCTGCCTTTAGCGCTGATGCAATAATTGTCATTGGTTCCGCTTGAGAAAGATAATTATCACCACCAACAAGTGTCATGAGTGATCCCATGAATGAATCTGATTTTTCGTGAAGGATATCTGTGAACTTCTTCTTCATTTGAGGCGTGCTCATCAGTGCTTTGAATCCTAATTTCGAAGGATCGACTAACTGGGTGTTTTTCTCTGCTAACTGATTCTTTAATGCATCATTTGTGGCCATATTATTTGATCTCCTTTTCTGTAAGTCTTCGTGATTCAGTAACGTTATAGATTTCTTCGTCTTTAGCTACTTCGGGATATTTTTCAGCAAGTTTCTTACTGTTCATTCTTCTAGTGGATACTAACTTCCAAGAAACGATGTTTTTTGGAGCGATACCGATACTCGCATTTCTTTTGCCAAGTTCGTTTATGATTTCGTTATCCACCTGGCGAATGGCTGTTTCAATCTCTTTTTTTGCTTTCTTAAGTTCCCTTTTTTGGTCAACTAAATCATCAAATGAAGATGGCAATGTGGTTTCTGTTTCATCAAGTTCCGAATACCGATCTTTTAAAAAGTCTGACGTTGCTTCGCTACCATCTATTTCTGGTTCTTTGCCAGCTAAAACATTTGCCTCCCAGAAACTAACTAATCGTTCGGTGATCATGTCAATCAGTTCTTGATCACGATCAACTCGTTTCCAAATGAACTTTTGTCCACCAACCAAAACGGCAATGTAACAATATTTTTTATTTAAAACATTCATGTAATGCTGAACCTGGCACAAGTAACTCAGAGGAACTTCTTCGCCTTCCCATTCCTTACCTAGAAAGGCATTTGCTGTTTTACACTCCAAAATAGCATTTTCCCCAACAACATCTCTGTCGATGTTCGCTCGCAGGAACGGATGTAACGGATGCTCGAATACCTGATTTCGTCGGCGAACTTTTTTGCCTGTTCGTTCTTGAAATTCTTTAGCAACAACTTCCTCTAGAACATTTCCCCAATACGCTGGTTCGCTCTCAGTGTGTTCTAAATCGATTTGACCAGTCTTTTCCAGCCATAATTGATAAGGTGACTTCCATTTGTTTAACCCAAGGATTGTAGCGACATCTGAGCCGCCTATACCCTTTCGGCGATCTAATAACCATTCGTCATGAGTCATTTCAAGAGTTGATTTACTCATCATCTGTCATCTCCTCAACTGAAATTGGTTGACCCCATCCGGGAGTTGTCAAATACTCGTCTAACGCTTGTTCAAAAGAATTCATTGTCATTTCTCCTTTTCTGTTTTAAAATGGAGACAAAGATATTTATCCAAATATTTTATTGACTTGCTATTGCTTTGGTCGGCTAGCAAGTCTTTTTTCTTTGTCTTGGTAATCTTTAGCAGCTAAATCATAAACAACATTAGCGAAGCCCCATAAGAAAACTAATGTCAAACCTGCAGCAATGTGAATAGCTGAGAATGCTACTACAAATAGTAATAAAGTTGTTACGATGAATGTATTTTTGATTGATCTTTTCATGTTTAAGCCTCCTTAAGATTTACTACATTGCTAATTTTTTCCAAGTTTTTTCGTCTCTTGGCTTCCTTAATAACTTGATCAAACTGCTTTCCAGCACTTTCCCTTAAGAACCTTTCAGCTTCATATATGCTGACCACTTTATTTGTACTAAATTGAATACTTTGAATTGCACCGAGATTTACTAAAGCGTATATATTATCTTTGCTAGTCTTAAACTCAGCGGCTAGTTCTGGCAATGTGTAAACCAACATTTCTAATCATTCCTTTCTCTTGTTTCTGACTGCCTAGTCATATCTCGCATATCCCAACCGAATCTATTGCACATTGATGATAAAACAGATAATTCCAATCTAACTTCATCACTAAGCTCAAACCAATATAGTTTCAGATGATCGATCTCAATATCTGAAAGTTCATCCGGTTCGATAGTAAGCAAATCCCAAACTTCAAATTTTTTCTCAACTTCAATTCGTTCCATTTCTTCCTTGTCTTGCCCAACCATTTTGGATAAAGGGTGATTATCTCTTCTTTTTCTGTTTAATGGTTTAGGTGTGTGGAATAGCGTTGCTGCAACCTCAAAGTCAACATTTGGATCTTGTAAGTATTCAGCAATATCTACAACCTTCTCAATCCCCATGGATCTACGTCCATTCAAAACATGACTCAGTAATTGTGGAGAAATATTTATATCCTGAGCCATCATCCTTTGATTAAGAGCTTGCTTGTCTACCTCCTTTCGATAGATAGCCGCAATGTTCTGTTCAATGGCATTTACGCTCATATCTTCATCTCCTTTGTATTTAGTTATTTATTTTCGTAGCAGTTGAACTGCCATAAAATGTACTTAAGCAACAAGTTCTGGTGTTGAGGCGAACTGCCATTTTTCGTCAATATAGGAATAAATGTCCTGTGCTACTTCATCGGTAGCTAAAAAACGAATGATGATTTCTTCGACACCGCCAGGGTTTATGAACAGTTCGCCTTCAATACCAATTGAAATACTAAACTTGCGTTTAATTGCAGGAATAATCATTTCTACATAGCGTGGTAGAAATCCCGAGTCGACATTCACTTTGATCATTTGTGGTTTGTCCTTCATTTCGTCACCTCCTTACGTGTCGTTTCGCGTAGTTTAGGTTCAAAAAAAAGAGTCCATTCAAAATCTAAAGCATCTGCTATTTTCATAGCTTTTTCAACAGATGGTCTCCGCCTCCCTTGCTCTATAGATGAATAAGTCGTTCTTGGAATGTTTGATAACTGAGCAACTTCATCTTGTGTTAGATCTTTTTCCAAACGCAATTTAGTTAACCAATTTTCCATAAAAATGATTCTCCTTTCAATGTGTCGTATTGCGTACTCTTATATTACTACGCATTTTGACACATGTCAAAAAATAATTATTCTTTTTGACACATTTCAATTTTTTGTTTTAACATACGCGCATTGCGTAGTATCATTATTACATATTGAAGCATTGGAGGTGCTTAGATGTTTGGTCATAGACTTATGGATTTAAGAAAGAAAAAAAAATTAACCCAAGCTGAAATGGCCGATATTTTGGGAGTTGCACGTACTACATATTCATCATATGAACAAGGTAGACGTACCCCTGATGTTGATATTCAAAATAAAATAGCAGATTATTTTAAGGTCAGCCTTGACTACTTGCACGGTAGAACCGATTCAATGAGTACTAAAAAAGATCCTAATCTCCTAATTGCAACTCACGTTGATGATGATTTGACTGAAAAACAAAAACAAGAAGTACAAGACTTCATCAAATTTATTAAGATGAGAGACCATGACAAAGAGTAGGTGATGTATTTGAATATTTCTGAACGTTTGATGGCTGAATATGATGAACTCACGTATAAATTTGAAAAAGGCATGCCAGATCATCAGGATGGGCTAATTATTGGGAAAACGATATATTTGAGACCAGGACAATCAGCAATTGAATTAGCAGCCACAATTTCTGAAGAAATTGCTCACTACCTTACCTCAGTTGGTGATATAACGGATCTAGATAACCCTACCAATCAAAAACAAGAGAAAAAAGCTCGTGATATTGGCGCTGTGATGCTAGTGTCACCTTATGACATCATAGATTGTTTTGAGGCGGGATGTGTTTCTATTTGGGAATGCGCTGAACATTTGCAAGTATCTGAAGTAACATTTAAAGATGCAGTAAAATGGTACGCTAGGAAATGGAACGGAATTAAAACAGAAAACAACTACACTCTCCTATTCCAAGCGGATGGGACCGTAGCAGTTTTAAAATCATTTAATAGTTTTTAGGAAGATGTAAATTTTCCAACATTTTATTCTCCCCCCTACTGGTGGCGACGGTTCGATTCCGTCTAGGGGAATAGAGCATAACAAGAAATGAGGTGCACTATGTCTATTTTTGAAACGTTCATTGAAGAAAACACTTATCCTATTATTTTTGTTGGGTCTGGTATATCCAAAAGATATTTGAAAAATTTTCCATCATGGTTAGAATTACTTGAAATTTTTTGGCTTCAACTAGATTTAAAAGAAGAGTTTTATAATCACTTGAATGGCATTAAAGATAATCTATCTACTAATTTAAAAGAAGCAGATAAAAATTTCATTGTAAACGTTACAGTTGCAAAGGAAATACATACTTTATATAACAAAGCTTTTAGAGATGGATCAATTACTATACCGAATTTAAGTTCTAAAGATGTATTTGAAAAAACGATTGATCCATTTAAATACGCGATAGCAAATAAATTTTCAAACTATGAATTATCCGACGATATAGATCAGGAGGAATTTGATTATTTCTGTGACTTGTTAGTAAATTCTAAAATAATAGTAACTACTAATTACGACACTTTTATAGAGGATATTTTATATAAAAGAAATAGTCCTGCCAAAGTTTTTATTGGTCAAAAAGGTTTTTTTGATCCTTATGAAGATTGGGGAGAATTGTATAAAGTACACGGTAGCTTATCAGATTCATCGTCTTTGATTATTGATAAAGATGACTATAACGAGTATGACAAAAACTCTATATTGATTAGCGCAAAATTACTAAGTAATATGATTCATTCTCCTATAATTTTCTTGGGTTATTCTCTTACAGATAGAAATATCGTTAAGCTGCTTTCAGATTTTTCTTCTCAAATACCTAATGAAGATTTAAGAAAAACTGCTAATAGAATCCTAGTTATAGAGTTTAAAAAAGATGAAAAATCATTAGATGAGAAACAAATATTAGATAGAGATAGTAATATGTCTTACACTCACATACTGACGGATAATTTTAAAGAGATTTTTAAAAATCTAGCACAAATTGATGAAGGTCTAACCCCTTATGAGGTAAGAAAATTCAACTCAGTAATTAAGAAATTAGTTTTAGCTTCTGGTCAAAAAGGTTCTTTAGATGCTGTTCTACTTTCTCCATTAGAACTTGACAATATCTCTGATCAAATAGATCAAGGAAAACCTATCGTCTTAGCGTTAGGAGATACTAAACATGTTTTTGTTAATCCTACGCCGATAACATACCTGGAAGATTATATTCTTCAAAAAAATGAAATTTTACCTGAAAATGCCATCAGATTTGTTGCAAAAGAAGGAAAAATCACGAAAAACCCTTTTATAAAGCATTATAATCAAATAGATTTAGAAACTTCGAATCTTGAAAACTGGGAAATTGATAGAATTAATGACAAAATAAACGAATTGAAACACACAAAGATGGACTCTATAAAAAAAACAATTAATAATTCTAACAGAAAATATTTTGATTCAATTGATTCAATCATGGATCTTTCAGGTCCTTTGAACAAAAAGATAGATTTAATAACTTTCAATGCTGATCAATTTAATTATGATGAGTTTTCAAACTATGTAAAAACAGAAGCACTACCAAATTTTATAAAATTTTATAAAGCACGAAAAACCAAAGATGGGTTGATAAAGTCATCTTATAGAAAACTCTTTATTATGTGGGATGTTTTAACACATGGCGAAATATAAAAAATAGAGCGCTGTCTCCGTACCTAATACTTAGATAGTGACAGTGCTCCTTATTTTTTCATTATATTATCACGAAATATTTTTTTTATCAAGTTATTGCTAGATATTAACACAATCGCCTTCGGGCTTTTCTTTTTCAACACAAAAGAACATATGTTTGTATATTTCTAGCGTATTTATATACAAATCAGGTTTTAAGGAGGACTTGTTATGAATGGACATGTACGAAAAATCGGTGGTAAATGGCATTATGTAATAGAAATGGCAAAAGTTGGGGGCAAACGCCAACGTATACAAAAAGGCGGATGGAATACAAAAACAGAAGCACAAGAAAAACTAAGAGAGGCTTTAAACCTTTATAAAGATGGAGGAAAAGTTGATATTAAGGAAATGAGTGTTTCTGATTACTTTGACTACTGGATGGAAAACTATGTTGAAAAGAAGTTAAAATACAATACTCAGAAAAATTATCAGAATGCGGTTAACAAATACATAAAACCAGAAATTGGTAAGTATTATCTCAGTTCTATTGGGCCCGCAAGATTACAAGAATTGGTAAATAAATTACCAAATGGGTTTAGTACTCCACTTGCTAAACATTCAGTTGAAATTATCTTTACTGTTTTGAAAGGTGCCTTTAAGAGAGCCGTTTATCCTTGGCAAGCAATCAATAGCAATCCCATGATCTACGTTGAGATGCCAGCTTTTGAAAATAAACCTAAGCAAAATCGGGATGATATGAAAATAATAACCATGGAGCAGTATCAGGCTATATTGGATAGCAATCCACCTTCTAGCCCCTTTCATCTACCACTAATGATCGGGTTTCATACTGGATTACGCCGCGGTGAGGTTTGCGGTCTCCAATGGTCCGATATTTCATTTGAGGATCAAACACTGACTGTGGATCGCATCATGCTTCAAGATAAACATGGCATACAGTTAGGAACACCAAAAACGCAATCTAGTTTTCGAACAATAGCAATAGATGATATTTTGCTCCAAGAATTAAAGAGAGTTCGCAAGCGTCAGTCTGAGAATAAACTCCGTCATGGAAAATACTATTTTGATAGTCAATTTGTTTGCACTAAGGAAAACGGTGAACCTGTCACACCGAATTCAATCAAATGGCATAGTGGAAAAGTAAAAAAAGAATTAGGATTCGATTTCAACTTTCATTCCCTTAGACACACACATGCCACTATGCTTTTGGAGGATGGTGTAAAGCCTAAAATAGTACAAGAAAGACTTGGCCATTCCAGAATTTCAACTACCATGGATAAATACGTCCATGTAACGAAAAAAATGAGAACAGAAGCTGTCGATATATTCGCCCAAAGACTAAGAAGATCATCAAATTAG